TCCGGGCTGGTCCCGTCGTTGTTCCCTGTGACCAGTGACGTGTCGATGTACTTCTTGCCCATCAGCTAAGCACCTCAGCGGCGCGCCCCGCTGCCAGTAGCCCTGCGGCCTCCAGCATGTTCACGGCGGCGATGGTGTCGGGATCGTCCAGGCTGATCTCCTGGGCCAGTTCGAGCATGTACAGGTAGTCCTCCAAGACGACGTTGGACTTCGCCACAGTCTTGATGGCGATCCGCTCCTCCTGGGTGAACAGGCGCAGGTACTCCAGCTTCGTCAGCAGACGCGACTCGGGATCTACCGGCACCGGGTCCGGTGCGTCCGGGACGATCTCCATGTGGTCGTACTCGGCCAGCGGGTAGCGGTCCTCCATCGGGGCCGTGGACGCCGCCGCATAGCGGGTCATCTCCACGCTGTCGGACTTGCGGTAGACGATGAAGGCGGGCATCAGATGGTCACCACGCTGTCAGGTGTACGGATCGCCGAGACGGTCGCCCCGTTGCTGCCCACGGTGGCCTCGACCTCGAACGGCTGGATGCCCTTCTTGCGCACGCGCACCAGGGCCGGGATGTCGGCCGCGTAGGTCATCGCCGCCGAGCTGACCGAGACGCCCGTCGCCTCTACGTCGATCAGCGGCACGAACAGGTTGGTGCTGTTGCGGTTCTCGCCCAGGGTGCCGGACAGGGTGAAGGTCGAGCCGGTCCACGAGGTGTAGGCATACCGTTTCTTGTCCGCGCCGAGGCGAATGGTGCCGCTCGCAGGGGTGTCTGCGGCGATGGCCGTGGTCACAGTCACGGTGCCCGAGCCAACGCTGTTGCCGGCCGCCGCCGTGGTGTACTCGGTGGTGTCGATACCACCACCGGCCCCGGTCAGCCGGAACACGGCCACACGGTCACCCGCCACCACCTTGTCCACTGTGATGTTGATCGACACCGGGGGCGTCTTAACGTTGCCGGCCGAGTCGATGACCTGGAAGTCGTTGGTGTCGGCCCCGTTCATGTTGGTCACGACGACGCCGCGAGCACCGAAGAAGATGCCGCCCGCGAAGGTGCCAAAGGGCGCTGCCGGGATCGGCGTGTAGGCCGCATCCGCGCTGATGTACTGCTGGCCCTGGACGCCGCCAAGGTCGGTCGTGCTGCCGCGCCGTGTGACGTACTTCAGGTACTCGTAGACATCGGCCAGGGTGTTCCCGCCGCAGTTGATCTGCACGTCGTAGGACTCGGGCGTTCCGTCCTGGTCCACGTCCACGCTGTAAGGGCCTGCGAAGCCGATGACGACGCCGACCACCGAGCCGCCACCCTCGCTGTCGTTGAGGTCGTTCTCGGTTGCGATAGCCGCTACCTGACGGCCTGACGGGGCGTTGACCTCGAAGAACGTGTAGCGGTCGCCAAGCTCGCGGGCGTAGACGATCAGGTCGCCTGAGTCTATCAGGGTGCCGTTGTTGCGGACCTTGATGAGCACGTCGATGTGCCCGGTCGGCCACCAGGGCGTGATGACGCTGCCGTTCTGGGCGATGTATATCTGGGTATCGGCAGCGAGCGGCGAGCCTACCGAGTAGACGTTCGCCCAGACATCATTCCCGTTGGCCGTATCGACCAGGGTGATCGCTCCGCCGGATAGGAACTTCACATCCTCCACGTCGTTGCCGAAGGTCCAGCCGTTGATGAGGCTGTACTCTGTCGGCGTCTGCGCCGACATCGGCACCTCGTCGTCCATCTGGGAGAGTTCATCGAACTCGTCCATCAGCCATGAGTAGAGGGCGTTGACCGAATAAACGGTGGCGCCGGCCGAGTGCGTGACGGTCTTGGCCGAATAGTTGATTGTCCAGTCGTCTTGAATCGCCATCGGCCTTTACTCCCGCGCCATCCGGCGCACATGTTCATCGACCAGGGCTCCCGCCTTGGCGACATCGGTTAGGTATGCATTTTTGCAGTGGTCGCGCTGCCACGGCTTGAATAGCGTGTCGATGGCGAACATCAAGCCCCACCTGCCGTATCGGTAAGCGTCGCCGCTTATCGAGTGGTTCGAGTCGCCACCGAACAGCGCGTTGAACCATTGGCTGGTCGCGTCGCCGAGGTTGAGCAGGTACGCCTTCACGACATCCTCCACGCCAGCAGTCCCGCGCCCATCAATGCCAGCGACCCCGGCAGCGGTATGTCATGCCGCTGTAGCTCGGGCCGAATCCACGGCGGGGCCGGCGGTACGGGCTGGCGCTCTGCGTGGCGCTCGAACCCGCCACAACCGGGCGGCGCGCCTGGAGTTGGTCGGCTCGGCAGGGTCGGCCGGCCGCCATCCTGCAACCCGTAGCCAACGCAAGCCGAGCCGTAACCGTTGCAGCAACAACACCCGCCCCGCTGACCCGCTAGGACGCCCGTCAGGACGACCAGCGCGCCAAGCAATACGCCGACAAGGGCCGCTACCAGCGCGGGCACCATGCGGCTTGTGGGGCGGCGTGAAGACTGCTCAGTCACCGACTTCGCTCACCGAGTAGCCCGGCAGGCGCGCCATCGCGGCCTTTCGTGCGTCGATGAGGCGGCTCGATATTCTGTCCACCTCGACGCTCGCCTCGTCCGCAGTGACGGTGCCCGCGATGATGCGGCGGCGCAGGTCTTCGATGTCTACCATCGCCGCTGTGCCCTGGCGCTTGCGCTCGTCGTACCGCTGCCACGCCTGGAAGCCCAGGGCCGCTAGGTCGAGCAGTTTTAGGATGACGATCATCTCGCTCATTTCCCTATCTCCAGTAGCAGCGGGCGGATGGCCCAATAGGCGTCCAGCGCGACGGCGCGGGCTCCGTCTGCGCCCACCATGTCGCCGGCCCGGTACGCGCTCCATGCGGCGTCCAGCGCCGTGTCGGCCGCCCTCAGCGCTTGGTAGATGCGACCGTAGGTTTCCGATCGCGGGTCGAGGCGTCCGAGCTCTATGGCGTCGGCCACTGTGTTTGCTGCGGCCGTGACCAGCGATTCGGCCTCCACGATCAGCTCTATGGTGCTCGGCTTGGTGCCGGGCTGGCAGCCGTATACCGCCATTGCGGTGATGAACAGAAATGCGAGCCATACGGCGCCCTGCACGCGGCCCATTTTGTCTAGGTGTCTCATTGCTACAGCCTCCCTTTTATCTGGTCGTCACGGCGCGCCCAGGCCGCGTAGATGTTCCCGGCTGCCGCTATCAGAAGCAGCGCGGCGGCGACGCCCTGGTCGGAGAGTCCTGAAAGGGCCACGGGGAGTAGGGCGGCGACTTCGGCCGGCAGGCCCAAGTCCGTGAGCATCGTGATAACGGCCGCCGAGCCCGCTACCGCCGCCGTCCCGGTTCCGGCCATCGTCCTGCTCTTAATGAGCGGTTTCGGCGCCGGCAAGAGCCCGGCCATGCGAAGGCCGCGTTCCCATGTGGCGTCGTCGTACCAAGCCGGCGGTGCGCCCTCGGGCGGCTTGCCCAACTCCATGCGCGTCATGGCCCTGAGTAGGCCCCACGCGGTTTGGTAATCGGTCAGGTCTAGCACCTCGTCTGGGTCTAGGTCGGCCCAGATCGAAACCGCCTGGATGTAGGCCGCGGTGTTGTTTTCCCCTGCCGGGGCCCAGCGCTCGATGACGCCGCGCATCGTGGTGATGCCGTGCACCTCCTGATAGGTCTGGAGGATTTTGGCTGCCGCCCTGATGCCGTGCTGCGGCGTATCGAAGGCCACGAACCGCTGATCGGGCTGGGCCGATGACATGCCCACCCAAACGATCTTGTTCCGCTCGACGTTCAGCGGGTTGTTGATCCTGAATCCGCGCGGACTACTCATTGCCGCCTCTCCCGATCTGTTCCATTTCCGCCTCTCGGCGCGCGATGGTGGACTTTAGGACGGTGAGCATCTCGTAAACTCCGCGCCGGGTTAGGTTCTCGCCGCATAAGTCGCACTGCCTCGTCACCAACGCTTTCTGTTCCTCAAGGTGCTCGGCGAGCGCGGTCGTGTCGTCGGCGAGCGCTTCGTGGAGCTGGTGTACGCAATGCAGCATCGCGTAGAGGGCTTGCAAGTCCTTCCTGTATAGGCACTCGCCGAAGTCGCTCATTCGTGACATTCGTCTATCCCCTGCGCGTGGTCCGCGAACCGTCGAAAGAGTCTGGCGCACGCTTCTATCCCTAGATGGGTCCAGTAGAAGGGCCCGTCGATGCCGTCGTTGTCGTCTGCCGCCGCCGCCAAACCCGCTATGAGCATGACCTCGACCCCGCCGAACATGGCCGCCTCATCGCTGGTGACTTCGAGGCGGTATTCGTGCGCCACGGCTATCCCGGGCCGGTCCCAAATATTCGGTCTGCTGCGAACCATGCGACCGCTCCCGCCAATACCAGAAAGGTTGACCAACCCAGCGCCATGATTGATCTGCGGTCCCGGTCTTCGCCTTCGACGTGCTTGGTCATCAACGCTCTGATGTCATCGACCTTTTCGTGCAGTCTCAGGTGCTCTGCGCCCATGATGCGTTCGGTCGCGCGCTGCTCTGCCTCCAACTGGATGATGACCCGGTCCAGCTCGCTGATCCGTCCATCGGTCTTGTCCAGGCGCCGCTCAAGTCCTGTTTGAGCGACCTCTATCCTATGCACAGATGCACGGATGTCAGCGACGCTGTCGGTCAAGTTATCGGTCACAGGCGTCTCCCATCTTCCGCCCTGCGGCCGTTACTCGAAGAAGCTCACTCGCGCGAAGCCGCCATAGATCGGGTCGGCATCGAGCCCGGCCACATAGAGCACCTGTCCACCCAGCGATAGGGTCGCTTCCTCCTCGGAAATCCAGCCCATGTCGCCGTCCATCGCCAGCGAAATCCGGGGGATGATGAGGCGGGCTTTCTGTCCGTCCTGATTGACCCCGTTGAAGATGATTCCGCGCTCCACGTTGGCCGCACTGAAGGCCGCGATGTTGGTATAGGTGCCATATGTGTAGCTGGCGAGGAGCGGCTCGGTATGCGCTACCGGGTGCGCGATGAGCTTCAGGCGCGCCTGATCGGCATCCTCGATCTCATAGTGCGTGTCTTCGACGTATGCGACCGGGGTGCCGGTGCTGTCTTCGATGCTCAGGGCCGAAATCTTCGGGTGCTTGAGCGTGAAGTAATCGCCAGCCTCAAGCGGTGGCAATTCCTCATCGACCACGGCGGCTCCGGTCTGCTCTCCGGCGGTGCCGAACATGGCGGCAGCCAGGGTGCGCCCCGAAAACTCGACCAGCGACAGGCTGGCGGTCATCTCCTTCGAGGTTTCGATTTCCTTGAGGGTCAGGCGCTGGCCCGAGCAACTTTCCTTGATCTGTTTCGTCTGCCGGCTCAGGTTGGTCGTGAGCGCGCTGGTGCCGCAACCGATGCGATAGAGGTTGGTCAGGTAGCCGGTTTCGGGCCGCCCGTTGGTGAGGTCGAAGGTGCCGATCATGACGGGGCCCTGCCCGGTCCAGATCATCGGGGTGTTGCGATCCATAGGCTGTTACTCCTGCGGTGGTTGAGTGTTCGCGTCGGTCACTGGCAGCCGCCCTGTAGGCTTTTCGCGGTTGTCCAGCCGATGGGGTAGTAGGCCATGCCGTTGTCGTGCATTGGCGCCGGCCCCGATGTCATTCGGAGCCTCTTGTAACCTGTGAAGGCGTGATGGAGCAGGGCGTCGATGACCGCTGTCATCAACGGGCCTGCCTCGGCCGCTGCCCCGTCTGCCGATAGGGTGCGCTGGTTCCGCACCGCGACGATGGTCATCCAGTGCTGCTCTACGTCGATGAGTGCGCCGCGCGGTTCCTTCGGGGTGAAGCCGTTGAACAGCACGTACACGGACGCGGGCGCGGCTGACTTCACCGCGGCGATGTCTGCGGCCGTCATCGCCCGCACGCCGGCCGGGAGCGCCGGTTGTATCTGGGCTACGATCAGCGGTTCTAGTTCGAGGAAGTGGCTCACGGCAGGGCGGCCTCGATGTGGCGCCGTAGCAGGCCGATTACCTCATCGCGCCACTCGGGCGGGAGGTCGGCTTGCTGGCCCCTGATCGGCAGGTATGGCCGCGCCGGGATGCGCTTGCCGGGGATCATGCTGGTCGAGCTGGTGACGCCGCCGAACTGTTGCATCAGGGCCTTCCCTGCGTTGTCCGACGATCCGACCTCAACGCTATCCTTCGTGGCGTTGAAGTTGATGCTCCCGAGGAGCAGGCCCGTATCCAGCAGCGGCAATGCGGTGGCACCGTTGCCTCGCCGAAGGGCCCGGGTAACGGCCGCCAGGGGCGCCCACGGGCCTCCCCACGGGTCGCGCGAATCCCTGAAGCCCAGGCGTATGTTGTCGCGGAGCCCGGCGCCTATGGCGCGCATGGCGGGCGTGAGGTCGGCCGCCTTGGCCGTGAGCTTGGATAGAGTGGCGAGCACCTGGGTATCGTCCACCTCGACCTGATAGGTCACGGCCACATCCTCGCGAGCTTGTCGGTCGTGAACACTGTGGCCTGGGTGACGGTCGCGCTTGCGTTGAGCTTGTGGCCCTGCGGCGTCGTCTCGTCTATCTGGATGCGGCCCTCGGCCACGCGGCGCAACCAATCCATCGCCTCGCCCATTTCGCGGACGACGGGATGCTCCTCGCCGAGGGATTGCTCGTCATGGGCGTATGCCCTGGCAAGCGTCAACTGGATGCCGCTGATCGCGTCCGCCATGCTGGACGGCCGGACTTGGATATAGCGGTCGATGGTGAGGTCTGCCCGGGCTAGGGCGTTGGCAAGGTGGTCGTCGGCGTATGCCTCGAACTCCGCCTCTCCGTAGTGCTTTTTGAGCGCGTCCGGGGTCATTGTCTACGCTCCTCAGAAGCACGCCCCCTGGCGGGCGCCAGGGGGTTATGCGGTCCTCGTTTCTGCGCTGCCGTTAGGTCAGCGTCACCTCGACCAGGGTGCCCGGCCGCATGCACAGCGGAAGCGGGTTGGCCTGGGTATGGACTTCATATCCGCGGTCGTGATCCTTGACCTTGGTGGAGGCATAGAACAACTGTCCCGGTGCGCCCACTGCGTTGTTGAAGTCGCCCGGTGCAGCGAAGGTGGCGAAGGTGGTGCCGGTGCCAATCGGCATGGCATGGCCCGAGCCCGCTGCGATGAACCGCTCGCCGTCCACGACTGCGCGGTACTCGCGGAAGGTGATGCCGCCGTAAGTGAAGCCGGAGCGCATGTCGCCGCCGAGGCGCATGGCCGCTTCCTGATAGCTGGCATAGGCCGCCTTCACGTTGGGGTGGTCCACCAGCGCGTCGAAGAACTCCTGGCTGACGAGGCAGTCAACGCTGCTCATCCGGTCGCCCAGGAGGTTGTCTTCGATGTGGCGAACCAACTCAAGGCACTTGCCGAGGACGTTGGTAGTGTCCACATCGAGCTCGAAGTTGATGGTCTTTTTGACCACGCCGAACTCGGTGTACAGGTTGTACATCGTGGTTCCTTCGTGATCCACGATCACGCCCTTCAGCGCGGCCATGCGCATGAATTCGAGCGTGATGTCGTGCTTGCGGCGGGCTTCGGTCAGGCGTTCGGCGATGAGCTGGGCCATCGCCTCCTGGGCCTTGTCGCCGAAGCGGCGGACGCCGAGCACATCATCGGGCAGAACGTCGAAGTCGTGCGGAATCTGGGGCACGACAAACGACAGCATCTTGCGGGTCGAGTGCTGCGCCTGGGACGACGGGCCGCCGCGCACCTGGATCGGCAGAACCGACAGCACGTTGTTCCGGATGTCGATGTTGACGTTCTTGTCGAAGATCGGGCGCACCGGGAAGACGTTGTTCTGTCCCAACCAGCCGTACTGGTTCGGGATGACGTTGATTGCCGCGTTGATGTCGCGGGTCGAAAATGCAGAGAAGGGGTTCATGCTCTAGTCTCCTCAAACGTCGTCGCGAACAACGATGCCAGCATCGGTGAGCGCCAAGATGGCCGCGGCTTTCTGGGGCGCGGTGATGGCGCCTGCGAAAACGAGGGCGCTCGACTTCACGATGGCGTTGCGCCGCAGCACAGTGACCGTGCCGCTCGCTGCGCCCGCCTCCAGCGCGATAGCGCGCGGAATCTCAGTGCCGTCCGATGCGGCCGGGGCCTGCAACAGGTAGGCGCCTGCGGCGTTGCGGGCGAGGACTGCGCCCTTGACCACGGCGACCGCGGTAAGGGTGACGATCTCGCGGCAATAGCTCTGGTCAAGCTCCCAGCCGATCAGGTCGGAGGGAACGCTTTCCATCGTTTCGGTGGTGGTTTCGAAGCCCATTTCTCAGCCCCCCTTATGCGCTGAAACGCTGCTTGACCAGTTCGGTCAGCGGCATGGTGTTGTCGTTGCCCGACTGGCCGTTCGTTGCCTGTTCGGCGAACAGCGTGTCGGGGAGTGCGGGCGGTGCGGCGGGCTTGGCGCGCGCCATCAGCAGAGAGAACTGCCGGTCGCTCATGCCGCCGATGTCTTCGACCACTTCGGCCTCGACCTCATCCGGCTTCACCTCCATGAGTGCCGCGAACTGGCGCACGCGCTCGTCTCGCACGCGGGCCGAGAACTGGTCGCGCAGACCCTGGTTTTCCTGCTCAAGCTCCGCGATGCGGGCTTCGAGGGCGGTAACGTCGGGGGTGTTGTCACCCTGGTCTTGTCCGGGCATTGATCCTGCCTCCTGATGTGTGAACACGGTTGCCGATGTGTGCCGGTCGGCACCTGTCGGGGTAAAGCTGACCTCCCGGATCGCGCCGTTCCTGAAAACGGTGACGGGGGCCTTGAGCGAGTAGCCGTTGACCGTGACATCGCCACGCGGGATTTCCTCGACGCGCGCCGGCTCGATGTTCACCGACATCTGCCACGGGAAGCCTGCGTCGGCGTCGTCGGCCACGGTCTTGCCGTGCGCGTTGTCGAGCAGATAGCCGGAGACTTCGAGGCCGCGTTCGTCGCTGACGCTGAAGGTGTCGATGACGCCGGCCCGTTGGCTGCGGTCGTGCTCTACGAGTACGGGGACGCGCTCTGCGTGCTCGACGGTGCTGAGGTCGAAGATCAGATCGCCCCATGCCCAATGGCGTGAGATGAGCTGGCCCGAGTACGCCACCCCGGTGAAGCGGCGGCGGCCGTCTTCGGCTGGTTCCTCGAACCGGGCCGCGAAGGTCAGTTCGGGTGTCGGCTTTGCTGTCATGGCGCGGATGGTGGTCATCCTTTCTAGCTATGTGCAGCGGACATGCGTCCGGGTGTCGGGTTATTACCGCGCCGGCTATGGGCCCGAATATTTTTTCCCTGGAGGGTTGTAAATACGCGCATTGCGCGTATACTCAAGGTCATGGGGTCGCGGGGCGGCCCCCCAAACGGAGATGCCAACATGGCCTACACCAAAGCCCAGATGATCGAAATCCTGACCTCCGGAGACTTTTCCGAACAGCGCGATGTGCTCGAAGGCGTCCGCGACTACTCGGGCGACCACGGCCGGTTCCTGATGAACGAAGCTGCGGTTGAGGCCCTGTCTATGCTCGCCGGCCCTGAGCCGACCCCGGCCGCCCTCGGCGCCTACGCCGTCGCTGTCGAAACCGTTATCGAAGAACTCTCGACCGCCAACCTGATCTGAAGCGGTCCTGTCTTTCTAAGGGAGGCCAACATGGCAACGAAAAAGCAAGTCGAGGCACGGTGCCGCGAGCTGGGGGTCGAGTTCGTTTTCGAGCCGCCGCGCACTATCGGAATCACGGCGCCGGCCGGGTATCACTTCGAGGCCGAGGCGTATGGCTGGCACTACGCCGATTTCCCCGCTGACGGTAGCTGGGCGCCGCGGGCCGAGGTGTACGACGCCATCCTTGAGTGCCTTGAAGACGGCCTCGGCAAGTGCGAGCCCGGATGCGAGTGCCTATGGGATGAGGAGGTG